TAACATACCACCGAGACCAAAGATTATCTCACCGACGATTTCATCTACTAATCCAACTACACCTTCTGCAAAACCTAATACGTTTTAATTGAAAACATAATGGAGATTTATAATGTCAAGTTTACCGAAGATTAGTTATCCTATCAATGACGTTAAAATACCTTCTCTTAATAAGTCTTTTAAATTTAGACCATTCTTGGTTAAAGAAGAGAAGCTGTTGTTGATGGCAAAAGAGAGTCAGACACCATCTGATATCCTGCAGGCAATTAAGCAGGTAGTTAATAACTGTTCGATTGATATTAAGTTTGACGCCGATAGACTAGCGATATTCGATTTAGAATATATCTTTTTAAGACTTCGCGCTATGTCGGTGGACAACGTAGTCAAGGTGACGTACAAAGACTATGAGGACGAAAAGAACTACGATTTCGACATCGATCTCAATAAAGTAGAAGTAGACTTTCCTAAAGAGTTCGATAATAAAGTAGTAGTCACTGACAAGTCCGGCATCATCCTCAAGTACCCATCTGCCAGTCTATATGACGATAAAGAATTCATCAACTCAGAAAAAGACTATCTGTTTGAGCTTATCGTCAGGTGCGTAGATAAAATCTACGAGAACGAAAACGTATTTGAGGCAAAAGACTATTCTTTAAAAGAGATTAGAGAGTTTCTAGAAAACTTAGACGTTAAGACCTTTGATAAAATTAGAGAGTTTCTTCTCAACCTTCCAAAGCTTAAATACGTAATAGAGTATAAAAACTCGCTAGGAAACGACAGGAAGATAGAGCTTAATTCTCTCAATGATTTTTTTACCTTGCGCTAAACCACAATACGCTGCATAACTATTTTGCTACCGTGTTCAGTTTAGCGCAACACCATAAATATTCGATTAGCGACGTTGAAAACTTAATGCCATTTGAGCGTGATATCTATGTGGATATGTTAGTCACTTACATCAAACAACAAGAAGAAGCGCAAAACAACGCACAGAATAGGTAGTAAATGGCAAAGCAAAGAAATATACCTGTAAGAGATATAGCCGCCAATCCTATATTAAAGGCGGCGTATGAAAAACAATTACAGGAAAATCCTGTCGATAGCGATTTTAGAAAAGCAGCTTCCGAATACGATCCATCTTCCATCAAGGGTGTAAAAGATCTCAGCAACGTAGTTAGAGATCAGAAGACCTATATGACTAACCTTGATAGGACTCTAAAGAGACTAGATAAGACCATTAACAAGGTCGATGGTACCATGTCTAAGACGATGCAGGTCTTGACAGAGTCTCTTGGTATTCAAAGAAAAATGGTATCTGAACTTCAAAAACTCAACAATTTGACTCGTAGAGAAGACGATCAGATGCTTGAGGTGTTGCAGGACATCGATGATCATATAAGCAATGATGGCGGGAAGGCTGAAGGTCATGGCAGTGAATTAGCTAGTGGACTGCAGAGTAAGTTAGAGAGTATACTGTTAAGCGTATTTAATAAGACGGCTCTACAGTTAGGATCGGCAGGCGCCGGTCTGTTTGCCGGTATAAAACTCAATGAGCTTATAAAAGATTTTACTAATAGCGAAACAGGTCAAAAAATTGGCGATGCTGTCGCTACAGCTAAAAAGAGTATAGGTTTTACTCAGGAAAACTTTCCAGAATTAACTGAGATGATTAGATCTTGGTATGGTACTGGAATCCCTGAGATGCTTGGTGGTAAGAGCAAAAAAGAATTTGAACAGTCACATAATCTAACACCAAATAAAGCTGAAGTATCTGAAAGCATTAAAGAGCTACAAAATAAACAACAAGCTAAAAGAATTGGTGAACAAAGATATCATGGAGATGAATTAACCGAAGAGCAAAAGAAAAAAGGATATGAAAATCCTTACAATAAAGATCCTAATAAAGGTGGTTATAATTCTTCTAATGAACAATTTTCTAGTGGAGGCGAAGTTCCTAAAAATGGTTGGTGGACTTCAGAGAAACAGAAACAAGCTGTAGATTATTTAATTAAAAATGGTGGATTTACAGAATATGGAGCTGCTGCGGCTGTCGCAAGAATGACAAAAGAAGCGCCAAAAGGTCCAGGAGATTCGAATAACATAGGTGGTGGTCACTGGGGTATAGCGCAGTGGGGAGTTAATAGAAGAGGTCGTGAAATGGCCAATGCTTCTTTTGAAGAGCAATTGGCTTGGTATGTTAAGGAAACACAAACAACAGAAAAACCAGCAGGAGAAAGATTTAGAACAGCCAAAAACGCTCAAGAAGGAGCATACGCTGCAGCTAGTTTTGAAAGAGCAGAAGGATGGAAAGAAAGTGGTGGTAAAAAAGATGTTCTAATGAACAATACACCAATTGATGACGTTTATAAAAATACTATAGGCCAAAGTTCTTCGACAAAACAAAACACTCAAGAATCTACAGAACCACGTACTATAAAGAAATTTGTAAAAGGCGCTGGTTGGACTGGTATGCAAGAAGTACCAAACCCAAAATATAAAGCGCCGGATGCAACTCAAGTTGCATCTTCTTCTTCTAAAGTAGTGTCACCAAACGAGGGACGTGATGCAAATTCACAAACAAAAACTAGTACTGCTGGAGAAAAAGCATATTCAGGTAATTTAGAAGGAGTAAATAGCGCACTTGTTTCTGCGTTTGAACAAGCTGCAGCAGAATATAAACAAAAAACACATAAAGATGTTAAAGTCAATTCTGGGCTTAGAACTTATGAAGAACAGCAAAAATTATGGGACAATAGAAAAAACAATCCAAATCCTGTAGCAAGACCAGGAACAAGTTTGCATGAAAAGGGTTTAGCAATTGATATCAATTCTGCACAAGCAAACGAAATGGACAGGATGGGTATACTTGCTAAATACGGATTAAACAGGCCAGTCCCAGGAGATCCTCCTCATATACAATTAATGGGTACAAAATATAAAGAAGCTTCTAATGCTCCTTTACCAAACATAGGTCCACCTGATACAACTAATACATCACAAAATGCACAACCTGTTTCTCAACAGCCGATGACACCATCGATGGGTATGCCTATGATGGGAGGTTTAGGTAATATAATGGGAATGATTGGTGGAATGGGAGGCATGGGAGGAATTGGTGGTATGCTTGGAATGGCAATGCCGCTTATTGGTAATCTTCTTGGAAGTATCTTTGATGAAAGCAATGGACTACCGCAGGGAATGCCGAGTAGACCAGCATCTTCTTTAATACCTGCGTTTGCAGACCAGTCAATAATGGGTGGTTTGAATTCTGCAGTCAATGGACAGGATGGCGCGCAGGGTAGTCAAAGATTTCCATCGCAGAGTCAGAGCGCACAGGGGCTGCCTCCTGAAGTATCTGGAGTCGGTAACATGGCCATGTCGGCTACAGTCCCATGGGCTGACCTGCTTAAGACTATATTTGGATCTGGAGCTAAAGAAGGTCCGCACAAATAAAAAGGAGGGCCGAAGCCCTCCTAGTATTAGCCGGCTAGTGACTTAAAGAATTCCAAAGACTCATCGTCTTCGTCATCGCTACCTGAGTACTTAGGAGCGTGAGTCGCCTTAAACGACGGAGCAGACTCCTCGCGCGCCCACGGCACTTCTTCCTCTTCAGCCTTCTTTACTTTAGCCGTAGCGTCACCAGATAGTACCTTAACGAGCTTGGCCTTCAGCTCTTCATATGTCTTAAAGTTTTCAGGCTTCAAGAAGTCTTGAAGTGAGTGCTCAGACTCCCAGACCTTCTCAAGCTTCTCGTCGTCCTTGAGCAGCGCGCTGACCTTGTCGAACTCAGACTTATCGTAGTTGCGATAGCCTTCTACCTGACGAATCTTAAGCTTGAAGTTCGCACCAGCCCAGAGATCAAACGGGTTCATCGCCTCTTCATCAGCGAACTGAGGTTCCATAGCTTCCTTGAGCTTGTCGAAGATCTTCTTGCCGTACTTGTAGAGGAATACCTTACCCTCATTATCTGGGTTGGCCTGATCCTGAACGACATAGATGTTTGAGATGAAGTGAAGACGACGCTTCTGCTTACGAGCCTGCTTGCGCTCTTCTGAATTGTCGTCAGTCGTAGAGTTCCAGAGCTTTGAGTTATACTCAGATACTGGATCCTGCTTACCGATAGACGTCAGTGAGTTTTCGATGTACCATCCGCCTGGGCCTTGAAAGCCATGATCAAAGACTCGTACAAAAGGTACATCCTCATTAGGGGGAGCAGGGAGAAAACGAATAACGGCATAACCATTACCAGCCTTATCTACAGTCGGTGACCAGAAGCGATCGTCGCCCGCCTTCTTAGCACCTTCTTGATTGGAAATCTTGTTGAGCTCTTCAGTGAGAGCGGATAGTGACTTGTTACCTGATGCTGACTTAAGCTTTGCAAAATTGGACATATGTATCTCCTTGTATATGCGTTGTATGTGCTATGTATAAATGGCATCTGTATCGCCATTATTATTTATTATACTACTCTTTACCATAAATGTCAACCACTATCTTTTTAAACTTCTCCTTGTCATACTTAATAAACGGCGTATACTTTTTTACTCTCATACTTATCTCATCCCACACTGGATCGTACTGCATCTTCTTGTCCCAGTACTCT